GAAACTTAACAGTATTTCCGTTAACACCATTAACTGTTCTTACTAAATTTTTCAATTTGCTTCCCATTCTTTGGTAAGCCATATGAACTTCAGCTTCGAACTGAGTAATAAAGGCATTTGTTATTGAACTAGCCATTGTTATGTCCTCTTTTGTTAAGTTGTTATTAAAACCGATTATCTAATTGGAGCAGAGAATAATTGTCCAGTTAAGGGTTATTTTTAAACTCTATTAGGTCTTGTAGGTAAAATAAATTTTAGAATGATTTTAAACAACGCACATTATACCCACTTTTTAGGTATAGTAATAACTTCTCCAAATTCTATCTCTCCTTTTTCATCGTAGGAGTAGGTACCGAATAATGTAATATACTCAGGCGTATCTTTATAAACCCAAAAGTCACTTGTTATACAATTAGCTGGTCTAGCATCATCTATATCTTTTTCGCTAATCCAACCCGTTTGTGATACGCAATCAAGCCACTTTATGGGTTTATTTAATTTCTTAAAGGTAAATTTTGTCTTACCCTTGTTTAGCTTTGTAAGTCTTCTCATACAGCTCTGTTACTCGTTTTACATATGCTGGATCTCGTCTTGAACTATCATAGTAACGAGGATCATTAAGCATAGATTTTAGATCATCCTGTGAAGGTGATGTTTCTATAGCTGTCTGAGCTGTAGGCATTGAAGTTGCTTGATTTAACTTCATCAATTCCTCAACAGCTTTAACACCTTCTGCAGTAGTTGCTACTCTTTGAACTGCAACATAAGCCTCAGGTGATAAGTGTTTCTTACTCCAAAGATCTGCTGCTTCTACTCTAGCTTTACCATTATCTCCTAATTTCTGCATTTCTAATTCAGGGTTAGGTAAATTCTTAGCAGCGTGTTCAACAAAAGCCTTTACACCTTGATCATATTGATCTTGTGAAAAGTTATTTGATTTAGCTGTTTGTTCCCACCATTGGACTATCTCCATTTCTTTATCGACATCAATTTTAGTTGGGCCGACATCAGGAATATTTAATTTATATTCTTGTGGAGCAGAATTAGCCTTTTCAGTTTCTATATCAGTTCTAATTGTTTTAGTTAGATCTTCTACTTTTTGACTAAACTTTTTTTCCAACGCATTGTAACTAGAAGCTAATGATTCAACATTAACTGTATTTGCATCGCCATTCCAGAACTTATCTTGAATGTAATCTGGTTTATTAGTTACTTCTTGAGTATTTTCTGGTTGTGGATTTGTTTCATTTTCCGCCATCGTGTTCTCCTTTTTTTATGCGTGTTTGAATGATACCTACAAGGAATCGCATTCCTTCTATGTGAAATAAAGCATTGCTATTTATATTGGGCCCAGCAACAGCTTCAGTAGTTATGCTTTTTAAATATTTCATAACTTCTTTTCCATCTTCGTTTTTAAATAAACCTGCAAAAAGTTTGTTTAGTTTAGATTCCGCTTGAGGAGATCTAACATAACCATCTACGCTTTTTACTGGTTCAGGCTTTTTTTCTTTTAGTGAATCCCAAGTCATTATGATTGTCCAGGTAATGCACCATTAGGCATAGGAGCTGGAGGGGCAGCGTCTGCTTGTCCTTCAGGTGCTTGTGCTAGTTGTGACATTTGCTGAACAATTTGTTGTTGCTCTGACTCATCTCTTATCAACTTCTCAGGTAAATTCATTTTCTCAGCTAAGTATTTAGCTGTAGCATTTTGATTTACAATCAGATTGATCATCTGTGGCCCAAAAGTAGCTGCAATAATTTCATTAAATCTATTTACATCTGCAACATCTTGTAAGTGTTGAGCTTGACTTAACGGAGATCTTGCTACTACTTTTACTTCTCTACCATTTACTTGTGGTATAGTTATTCTACCTTGCTCAGATAAAATTCTTATTACTCGTCTTAACAAAGGTTGAATAAATTCTGATTGAAGTCTTCCAAAAGAAGAACCTATTTGTCTAGATAGGTCTGCCATTCTTTCAGATACTTCAGTTGCTGTCATTGGAGTTCCTTCAGGTTTTCCTAAAGTTTCCATGTATAATGCTTTTTTAATATTAGCTCTCATATCTTGTAATACTAATTGAGCTACATCAAAGTTACCAGCTCCTTGTATAGGAACAAGTCCTCTTGATCCGGGAGCTACAGGTATTAAAGATCCAGGTACTAATGAAATGTTTTCTGGATTAATAACTCCATCATCTTCAAATGTATAAACTCCACTAACTGCCATCTGTGCATTTTCTAAAATTAATTCAATTGTAAGATTACAAGTTTTAATAGCTGCCATTGCATTAAAGATTGGGCCTCTACCATAAGTTTCTCCAGATGCTTTGTTCCATCTAAATACTAAATAAGGACATCCACCTATTCCTTTATATACTTCTTCTAATAATATTATTTTAGGGTTTTCAATAAACACACATAGTTTATGTTTTTCTACATTGTTTTCATCATATGATTTATAGACAGCTTCTATAATATCTAATTTTTTTGTTTTCTTTAAAAGGTCATCAGGAACATTTGCTTTAGGATATAATTTATTTATATCAGCAGGTTTGCATTTTCTAACTCTATAGATTGTATCTATTCTACCATCAGGCCCTGAGTTTAAATAAACTCTTGGTAAAGGTACTGATGTAAATTTAACTGGATTAATTGCATCACCTTCTTCAACAAGCATAACTCCTGTACCAACAGCTAGATCCATAAATGCTTCGTGTACTTCTTGATTAAAGTTTGATTGTTGAATTACTTCAAATACATAATTTGTTATTGTGTCTAATTCTAAATTGATTTGTGGTTTAGCTTCATCAGGTATATCAGATCCTGCTTGAAAGTCTGCCCATCTTGCAAAGGTAGGAGTAATACCTGCTTGTAATCTTGATGCAAATTCTTGTACACCTACTACAGCAGTTTCATCAAAGATCTTATCTGTTCGTTTATCTCCAGGTGATTCTGTATAAAATGATTCTCTATTAGGTAAGCAATATTCATACGCTTCCTCAAATTTAGCTTTCCAATGATCTTTAAGATCTTTAGCTTCTTTAAATTTTTTAATTAAGTGAACAACCTTTTCTTCTGAGTTAACATCAGGTTGCTCAGCTATATCTATGTATGCCATAATTATGTTTCGTCAAAATAGCCACGACCACCAGCTTTACCAAACAGAGATCGTGAACCAGTCCAACCCATTCCTAAAGCAAACTCTTTTTCTTTTTGAGCTGCCTCAGCTTGTTTCTTTCGTTCTTCTTCTCTTTTTCTAGCAGCTGCTAATTCAGCTTCTAGCTTTTCATTTCTTGGTGGTGGTTTAGGTTTTCTAAATACACTGCCCATTATCTGTCCTCCTCATCAAAATCTGCTTCTAAATCATCATCCATATCTTCAAGCTCACAACAATTATCTTTTAGTTGTTGTAATAAATCATCTTCTTGAGAATGAAGATCTTCGATTGCTTCAATGATTTCCTGTATCGATTTGTTCTTTTTTTGCATTTGGATCCTTAATTTCTTCGTAAAATGACTTATATCCAGCTTTTTTCAACGCACAATATAATTGATATGGAGTAAAGATCCACCATTGATAAAAGCCAATAAGTCTTTGAACCCAGCTAACACAGGTGACATCTTTAATTCTTAAGAGCTGCCAATTGTTTTTGACAGGACATCTAAGCATTTTATAATCATAAAAGTAATTAATTAAATTACTAGCTTCCTCAGGAGTTAAATGACTACATCTAATTCCATCGTGGGTATATTCTAAGTTAGTCCATATCTTATGAGTAGGATCATAACCCATAGCTCCACAATGTTTGAATCCTTTTTTTAAAAAGAACAACCAATCATCTTCTATATGATGTTCGTGTTCATAAAAATATACTAACCATTCCTTCTGAATATATCCCATTTCCTATTCCTTTTCTGTTTATGTTTAGAGAAAACATCCCAATGCCTATCAGCTACAATAGGTTTAGATTGCTTCTTAGCAATTAGAGCTGTACCTTCACCAGCTCCTAACATTAGATATTGTAGTGCATCGTGGCAGTGAGAATATTTATTCTTAAATGGTTTCTCATCATATCGATCACCAGATGTTTGTAATCTTCTATAATGATATCCACCATTAAATCCTTTCTTTAAAGTAACACATTGTTTGTTTAATAAGAAACCTGGCTTACCATCAAGCAGTCTTCTTAATGCAACATCAACAGCTTCTATTCTTAAAGCTACATCATTTGATGGAGCAGGTATTGCTTTTAATCCTGATTGCCTCATAATTTGAAACGGAGTTCTCTCATCTGTTTGAGATCTAAAATCTCCAGCAGGATCACCATAAATATTTATTTCATAATTTCTATAAGATCTAGCTAATTCATTTTTTAATAGTTCAGAAAATCTTACAACACCCATATCAAAACATACTAACTCTTGTAAGATATGCCATCTACCTGTAGGTAGTCTTTGACCAAAGACAGCAGCAGGAGTTAATCCAAAGTCAATACCAATATAGATTGGTTGCTTCTCTACTAACTTTAATGTTTCATCTGATGTATGTAATTCTTCTTTAAAGTTTGAATAAACAGGTTTGCCTTCTTCAATAGATCCAAGTTTATTTAAAACATAAACATCTATCCATCCTTTTGTTTTACCTCTAATAATATTCTCATAATATTTAGGAGTTAAATTTTTTTGATTTTCAGCAAGGGTATTATGTTCATAACCTGTTAGCTCACCTTTATCATCAGTTAAAAGATTCATTGCTGATGGTTGAGAATAAAAACTCCAGTTGTCAGGTTTAACTAACATTAGAACTTCATCTCTACTTAGGTGATCAGGAACAGGAACATCCCCTGCCATTATGGGCCACCAATGATCTTCTTCTGGTGCATTAGTATCTGCAATAACTCCATACCAGGATGCTCCACCGTCACGCATAGATGGATAACGCCCCACACGCATAGTACAAGCATCAATAATGCTCTTAGGTATCTCTCTGGCTTCATTAACCCACACACCAGTAAGTTCAAGCGATAGAAGTTTTTTAACATCTTCTGGCCTGTCAAGAGCAAGGAATATAACTTCTGCATCTATATCTCCTTTTTTAATGTAATGAGTATAAGGAACTGACCATTGGAAATCTCCCCATTGATCTTCCGGGAACCAATCCAACCAAGTTTTAATTGTTGTTGTTCTTAATTGGGGATTGGTATTTCTAATTACTGCCCATCGTGTTTTCCTTTTTCCCTCATTATTCTTTTGTTGAAGGAGTGCTCTACGAAAAATCTCTATGCAGCAACTCACAGATTTACCAGATCCAACTGGGCCTCTTAAACCTCTAAAGAAGTCATTAGACTTCATAAAGTTTTTTAAAGTAATACCTTCTGGTTTATATTTAAAATCAATCGACATTAGTTCCTACATTGGCTTTTAATAAGTTATAAACTGTTTCTTCACCAAATGCTTCAACTAATTTATCTGCTTCGTAATCTGTTATTTTATCTTTAGGGTAATGAGCAAAGTGTACTTTTTTAACTATTGCTCTGAGTCTTCTTCTATCCTTTAGACTCAGGTTGTTCAGAAATGACATAACCTATTAGCTCCTTAAATTTTCTCCATCTCATCTGAACACGAGGTTCTTGATAATCTGATACAAGAACTAAAAGATCTGCACTGCCTTGCCACTTCTCCATAGTGACAAATCCTTTAGCACCCTTTCTAGCTTTACATTCAATACTAAGTCCACCCATTATATCTGCATAGACATCATGGGGAAATCCAACAATAGCTCCAGACATTGGTTGTCTTCTTGTTGGAATACCTAAATCAAGAAATAACTTCTTGATCTTATTCTCGACTCTAGTACCCTTTCTTTTTGCTCGACTTCCCATAAAACTTTCTAGCTTTTGGCGATGTAGTTTTCTTCTTCGGTTGAGGCTTTTTCTGATTTTTCTTTTTCATATTGTTCCTTATTTACTTCTTCATATGTGGCTCGACATCCATCAGGTGTTGCAGCAGATGCCTTTTGCATAGCTATAACATCATTGTCTGCTGAAAACAATATTTCTTTTTTAAACTCAGATGCTGGATAACTCCATATCTTGACTAGATAATTCATATTTATTTCTCCTATTGTGTAAAGGAGAACCTTATCTAATTAAAAAAATATTTAAAACGCACAGACTAATCCCCTTGTCGGTTGTATGCTTTAAAACTTCTTTTCTTGGATTTATTCATTGAACTAAATTTTGGCCTACGACTAGCTTGACTAGTCTTCTTATACTTTGCCCTAGTTTCGTGGGCAACCTTTTCCATATTAAACTTTTTTTTAGCCATACTTTTTAAAAGCCTTATTGTGTGTTCAACTCCCCTCGTTCATCACGCTGTGATGATTTTGGCCTCCCCCCTCCGAAAGAGGCGGTCGGCAATCGCCACATCGTACCGATGTGCCTCTTATATGTGAAAGAACTTGAGTTCTCTCACTCTCTCTCCCCACGAAAGAACTAGTGTTCTCTCGTACTCTCTCCCTCTCTCTCTCGTATGATTAAGTTAAATCTATATTAACTTTAATGTCTCCCTCGAATGAATGCTTTACTTTCTCGGGAGCTCTTAATCCTACTCTATCTAATATATCTCTACTAGCTTCGAGCTGGACATACTCTGACCTAGCTCCTGAAGATAGTTCTATTAATCTCTTAGACGCACTCACTGCACCAAGTCCTAGAGTATCTGCTATTCTACTAGCCATATACTTCTGTACCTTTGGTAATCGTAGTGTGCGACTTGCACTTACTCTACCTGCTTCTTCACTCCCTTTACTTGAATATCCAGCACTTTTAGACGCTTCCTTAATACTACACCCTGTTGCTACGATAGTATCAACTAATGCCTTCTGCTTATCTGTTAACTCGCTCATCTATTATATATTCTGCTTCTTATCGTTAGTGGAATATTAAATTCTACTTGTCAAGTATTATTATGGCACTTTAGTGCCTTTATCTACTCACACTACTATTAGTAGTGGCAAGAACCACAAATGGTTCTTACGATCTCCTTGAAATTGAATCTCCTCGCAAAATCACTTCTCTTTGTCGCTAAATAAGTTAAGCAATCCTAAAGGATTGCCCTCTAACTCTAGGCCAAAAAGATATAACTTATTTATCGACCTTGATACAACGAAGTGATTTCGCTGTGGGGATATCATCAACCACACATCGGGATAAGCGAACGATAACAAGGAATCCAACCCTCACGGTCAATAGGACTCTTTGTCTGCTTTATTAGGTAAAAGACAAGCGAGTCGCAGGTGAACCTGCCAAGCTATTGACTCGTGGGATTCCCCCTTGTTTCGTATATCGCTATACCCGATATGGGTTAATTACTAAACAATAACTGAAAGGAGTTATATGAGTAATATAAATGACTTGATAGATTGGTTTGAGTTCAGTCTATCAGATAGTGATAAGATACGAGTACAAGAATTAGATAGTATTCGTAATAAAGATAATGAGAATGAAATAAATGCTGAAATAGGTCAGATATATGACAATGTTTCGCCATTTTCATTAAATAATATAGCTAATATGAAAGGAGTCAAATAATATGACAAATACATTAGCATCAGAAGTTAGAGAATTTGATTTTTCTAACGAAAGACTAGATAAAATGAGAGATACATTTGAATCTAGTAAAGAAAGTATTGAATTAGTAATCAGTAATTTCTTTGAACAATTCGTATCTGTATTCTATGAAGATAAGAATTGGAGTTGGCACGGTAGTGCTGACGCAAGTAGATTCGTTGCGTCATTTCAATATCATTTAGATAGATGTATTGAAACACACGATAAAACAAAAGACAAGATTAAGAAATTAATTTCAGAAGATAATCAAACTGAAATTGATATTAATCAGTCTAATAAACTAACTTTTGCGAGTAAAGCACAAGAGTTAAACATTGAAAGAGCACAATATTTACTAGATATTGCTAAAGAGCAATATAAGAAAATAATTGGTAAAGATTGGACTCCAACAAATAACAAAAAGGTTAAATCAGATATCAAAAAATCTGCTGAAAGCCAAGCATTTTTAAGAAATATGCTTAAACAAGGAACATTAATAGATTAAGTTCCATAAAGATTAGCCCTGCCTTAATCGGCAGGGCTTTTTTTATCCTCGTGGGAAAAAAAAACCAGCAAGAACGAGAGTTCTCGCTGGACACTCTCCCTGTAGTAAGATGTTGCTACCGAATGCAATAAAGAAAGGACACAATGAAACCAAAGAAAAAAACTAAAAAGTTTAGTTGGAAAGAACATAAAAAATGGATTGATAGTTTTTGTGGGAAAACTATTTATCCAGAACAAATAAAAAAGAAAGGTAAAAAGAATGAACAGTCCAGAAGTAAAGCAGCTTAAAGATATAGAATATCAAATAAAATTAAACAATGAAAGAATGTCTGTAGTAATAGGATTTATATTACTATGTATAATAATATTTTAGAATCATTCTAAACTAGAAAGGAAATGATATGATGTATAGAATAGTACAATTAAGTTTATTATTATCAGTATTAGTTACAATTATATTTGTAGCAATCATTGATCAAAAATATATTCAATCAATGTTCTATTGTTCCATAACAATGATAGTTGTTATTGGACTATGGTTAGCAAGAGCAACAGATGAATTTATTGAATATAAAAATGAACAAATCAAAGAAGAATTAGAAAGGAGAAACAAATGGTAAAAAAAGCGAAAGCAGAACCAGTTATTAATTGGAAATCATTCCAAAAAAATACACTGGATTTCTTACCAACTAGTGCTTTAAAAGGTAAAGCATTATGGTTAGGTACATTCGTATATATATATCTAGGATTAGGTGGTGGTTTTATAACTAGCTGTCTATTCTTAAATATAAATCCAACATTAATACTATCTATTATTGGTGCTCCAATATGGATTGGATTAGTTTTCTTATCAAAGAAAATTACAGATATAGTATATGAATACAATACAGATACTGACAAATCAGATACCAACAATTAATTGGGTTTGGTGGTTTGATTGGAAAATGGCAACTACATTTGCAGTAGTCATTATCTTGTATGTAATGTTAATTGATCACTTAAGACAATAGGAGAAACTATGATCTATTATAGTATAGTAGTTGTATATACATTGGTATTTATGGCAATGATATGGCACCACTTTATGTAAGGAGTATATATGAATAAGATAATATATTTATTTAAAACAATAAAACCAATTCTTAAAGATACAATAAAGTATTGTGATACTAAAGAATTTGAAATTAAAAAAGGACACATATTTTATGCAGTGTGTATCATAATAATATTATGTTTCTTAACTGCATGTAATAAAAATATAGATCCAACAACAACAATAGTAAATCAAATAATAAAAAATAATTATGAACAAAGTAAATCAAATGACTAGAGAAAAACTAGAAAAACTTCAATCCGATTATGGTGAATGTAAAATTGATAGCCAAGCATTCATAGCTGGTATCACAGAATTAGGTTACAGTTCACCAATGGATATCCATATGTTAATGGATGAAGCACAAGAAGCTAGAGCTATGTGGAAAATAGATCAAGCAAAAGCAAAGGAAAAGAAATGAAATATAAAATTCAATTCGATTTAATATGTCCTGAATCTGATGATGATGGAGATATATTATCACCAGAAGGTTATGATAAAGATTCAGTATATGAAGTAATTCATTCTGGAACATTTGATAACAATTGGAAATTAAAAAACTTTAAAATAAAGGAGTCAAAATGACAGAACATAAAAAGATATATGAAACTACAGATTACAAGATGTTTAAATATCTTAATGGTAATCGTTCTATACACGAACCTTGGGTTCGAAAATTAGTAGAACTTATTAAAGAAAAAGACCTACAAATACCTATAATTGTAGATGAGAATATGAGAGTCCAGGATGGACAGCATAGACTGGAAGCATACAAAATTGTAGGTGCACCAGTTAAATATATAATTAAAAATAGGTTTGCTCTTGAAGAAGTAAGAGCATTAAACCAAAATTCTAAAAAATGGACATTGACAGATTTTATGATGTCATTTGTTAAATTAGGTAATAAAGATTATCAATTATTAGAATGGTTTGTTAAAACCTATGATATGCCAATACTGGCATCAGTTGCTATGCTTAATAAAAAAGGATTTGTCGATAGCAAAATCATTAAAGGTTATAAACAAGGAGAATTTAAGATCGAAGATCTTGAATGGGGAAAGACTCAAGCAAGACGACTAGCTTGGATTGGTGAGTTTTTCCAATACTACAAAAAAAGACAATTCATTTCCGCAATGTTATCTGTCTTTAAAGATAAAACATTTAAATGGGAAATCTTTAAAAAGAGATTGCAAGGAAATTCATCTAAACTTAAAAATCAAGGAAGTAGAAATGATTTTATAGTCAACATAGAAAGAATATATAATCACGGAACTAATCCTAAAAATAAGATTAGATTAGAATTGTATGATTACAAACGATAAGGAGTAATATGAAACCAATAAGAAAAGACGAGATTGAATACTTATCTAATTACATTGATAAGAAATTCAAATCTAGAAGATCAGCTTTAGAATCTGAAAGAGAAGTTGAAGTTGATAGAACAGCAGATAAGAATTTACCTGCATTTAAATCAAAATTAAATGTTGAAAAATTACTTAAAACAGTTGTTCAATTAGAAAAAG